CTTCACCAGCCTTGAGCTTGTTGATATGATCGAATTCATCTAGTAGCGCTGCGCTCAATGCCTTATCCTCTGCATGAGTGAGATCGTCAATAATCTCAACATTTGCCCATGGCTGCATCTCGATAGGCTTTGGCGCTGGTGCTTGTTGTACTTGTGCTTGTGCTTGTACTGGCTTGATCTCGATAGGTTGAGCTTGAATCACTTGAGGCGCTGGGGTGGCTTTTGCCTTGATAGTGGCTTTTGGTCTATCGCTTGACACGCTAGACTCAAGCTGGCTATCAATAATTTCATTGCGTTCATGCTCTGACAAATCCATGGAATCGGCTAGCTCAACGGCATCATAGCCAGAGATGATATCAGCAAAGACCTCACGAACAGCCATAGAGCGACAGCGTGCAAAGAGCATCTGTTGGGGCATCTTTTGCCAGACCTGGTTATTTGCTAGCCCCATTTTTTGAGCCATCTCGATGGTGAAGCGAATTGTATGCTTGACATCGGATTTTTGATCTGCACGCTGGCACTCAATAACGCACTCTTTATCTGTGCTTGATAGAGTCTTGAAGCTTCTCACTTTGCCAGATGATAGCACTAGACCGAAAAGAGCGTGTGTTTGAAAAGCTACTTTACCCTTGAGAATGTGCAAGTTTTCGGGGAGCTCTGCCATAGACCAGCCGAATTTTACGCCATAAGCGAGGTATGCTTTTACGAGTTGTTGAGCTGACCAGCCATCGCTTTTGAGATACTCTGCTAGCTTGATGATCTGTTCCATGTTTGCGCTGAGGAGATTGATTTCATCCATTGCTGCTTGTAATTTTTGTAAACTCATTTTTTATGTCCTTGCGTTTTTGAGTTGTGAGTTGTGAGTTATGTTGTTTAAAGACCTAGTACATCAGCTTCAAAGCCATCGATAATCTCTTGATCAAATCCGATCATGTTGACTACATCATACACATCGCAGCTTGTGCCCCAGTCGTAAGACAAGCCCTCTGCTGTGGTAATGCTGTATTGATATGTCTCGCCGTCTCTGGTGCTGAAGTTGATTGATCTGGTATATTCCACGCCATTGACTTTTGCAAAAAGCTCGACTGATGAGCAAGTTACTTGAAAAGTGATATTGCCAGCGAAGTCACGACGACTATTTGCGATGATGCTGTCTACTGACTCAGCGATCTGGTTTTGTTGTTTAGAAGTAAACATTTTTTGTTCCTCTGTTGTGATTTAGTTTGGTTGATAAGGTAAAATCAATTTATCTCTTTTTGTCTTATATGTCAAATATTTTTTTATATTTATAAAAATATTTTTAATCATCATCTAAAATAAGTATCTTTTAACCTTTGTTTTTGCTTATCAAAGACCACCTTAGCCACGCCTATCTCACCATGTCTATTTTTAGTCACGCCTATCTCCATGATGTCTTTTTCGGTAGTATCTGGATTATACACATCATCACGATATAGCATGAGCACAGCGTCGGCATCTTGCTCGATTGATCCAGACTCTCTAAGATCGCTCAAGGTGGGGCGCTTGTTTGGTCTACCCTCAACGCCACGATTTATCTGGGCTAGCGCGATCACTGGACAATCCATCATCTTAGCCAGTTGTTTCAATCCGCGGGATATGGTGGCTATCTCTTGCTCTCTAAAATCCTTGTTGGCGGTCATCAGCTGGAGATAGTCAACAATTATCAAGCCTATCTTTTCTCGACTTGCACGATTGATCTCTCTCTCAAGAGATGTGAAGTGTAGGATATCCCACTTGATCGCATTCTCAGCTTTCACTTCATCGCTTTGCTCTTTGATATAGCCATGCTCTTTGAGATGTGCCAGATCGCCCCTGCTCTCATCAATACTCTTCATGATAAATCGATTCTCGCCATCTCGGATATTTTCATGGGTATAGCCATGCTCATCGATCAAATGCTGCACTTTAGGTTTTAGCGCTTCATATTGTGGGATGAGATAGCTGATGTCCGTTGACTCTCTCATCTGTGAGCACCTATTCAAAAGTTGATCTATGCTCAAGCTACCATCATCAAAAATTTGTAGGTTAAGCTTACCCACCTTATCGACGGCGCTAGCCAGCTTATCAAAATCTTGCTCGGTAGCACCTTGAAGACCACTTGTGAGCAAGTGATGATCTATGCCACCGATTGAAGAGATCAATCTTTTTGTTAGCTGTTCTTTGGGCATCTCAAGAGAAATGAACAAAGTCTTTTTGCCGTGGTCGAGTTGTGCCAGATGTAAGGCGACTGCGGTCTTGCCCATTGCTGGACGCCCAGCGATGATATAGAGGCATCCACGATTTAGCCTAGTGATGCGATCTAGATCAGCTAATCCAGTGGATATCCCAGCATCAAAATTTCTTATCGACAAAAGAGTATCTTGCACTGTATCCGCCATAGTAGGCGCTCTCTTTGGCTTGATAGCGCTAATCTCTTTAAGTGCTTCACGCTCAATCCTCTCAGCTTCTTCAAGGCCTACGGTTTTAATCAGTGCGCTTTTTTGATCAGCAATAGCAGACATACCAACATGAATAATGTAATCAAGATATGCCGTGATCTCGATCTCAGCGATAGCCATAGACTGCCATAAGGCATAATCACCAGTACGCAAAAAGAAATCCAAGATTGTATCTGGCGTGTCCATATCTGGGAGCTGCTTAAGATTCTTTTCAAAGCGCAATTTGTACTCTTCATATATAGACACGAAGTCGATCACAGCCATCTTATTTGCCAATCTATGCTTTTCTCTGAGTCTTAGCGCCATGCGATAGACCATTCTATAAGACTGATTGATAAGCAGTGCTTCATCAGTGATGGCATTAAAGATCATCTCTTGCATTGATCTTTGATTTGTATGCACTAGATTGATGATTATTCTCATACCTCGAATAATATTGCTTTTATGCTGTAGTGCTTCCGCATCCTCAATAAGCTGATGCAAATTTATAGGTTTAGCAACTTGCCAGCTCATCTCATAGCCCCTAGCCATACTAAACAAGCATACGCCATGGCAAAGAGAAAACCTACGACAAACAAAGCAAATGCTTTCTCAGCGATCTCTTTAAATGTAGTCTCTTTTTGAATCTTAATGATGGGAAAAATCCCGCACTCTGGGGCGCTTGTGCCGTCATAGTCTTCATTGAAAATAGGCGCGTCGAAGTCGTCATCTTGATTGTGATTGTGATTGTATTGTGTCATTTTTATCTTACCTTATGAGCAAATTGAAAACAAAGAGGAGCTTGATAGAGAAAAAATTGATGATTGATGCCGGTGGTAGCCTCAAGCTTGAGAGCAAATCTTAAAGTAGGTACGGCATCATCGCGTAGGTTGTTGTAAAGGGTAGCTCTGGTAATGCCAGCATCAGCAGAAATCGCTTTTAGAGTAGTGCCTGTGATCTCTAGAAGCTTTAGCGTTTTGAGGTTCATATTGAATCCTTTCAAGTGAAGTTTTGATAAATGTATTTTATTTTTTTGTATTTGTCAAAGAAAGATATATAATAAAGAAAATAAATTTTACAATAGGATAAATCATGCAATTCAATTTTATCACAATCGCAATCAACGCCGCTAAACATCCAGCAATAAACAGCTTACCCCACGGGCTGAGATTGATCATTCGTCTCATGGAGATACACGGGCCACAAAGAGAATCATCAGTCCTATCAGGGCAAGAGGCGACAAATCAATGGCTAGGCAATGGCGGTCTATCAAAGTATCAAATTTCATCGGGGCTAGATCACCTTGAAGCCATCTTGATCGATGGCAAGCCTTTAATTAAATGCAGTTTAAAGATCGTTCCTGGCATGGGCAAGACTAGAGAGATTGACATCACAGGGCTAGCATCTCTTGATATGGAGTATAAAAAATTCTTCTCTTTTTATTGCCAGGAAAAGACAGAGACGCCACAACAGAAAAGAGCAAAAGGGCATCAAAATAAGTCAAATCTCGAAGTTAAACGGGCTGAAGTTAAACGGGCTGAAGTTAAGCCCACTGAACTTCAGCCGGCTCGACATATAAGTATAAACTTAACATCTAAAGATGTTAAGTCTACTGCTCTAGAAAATGGGGATTTTCAAGAGCCTTTAAAGGTGGAAAATGAGCATATTGATTCACCTACTCAAAGAGATGTGACTCATCCTATTTTTGATCGATCAAAGTGGCTGGGAGATACAATGGCGGTAAGCCAGACCATAGACGGGGGCTGTCATAAGATAGATAAAAATAGACCATCAGCAATGACATCAGCTCGATCATTACCATTTAGGATTTTCAAAGAAGCCAGCCCTATCGCCACGATCACAAATGAGCGCCATGAGACAATCAGAAATATGCTTGATGAGATAGGTAGATATAAAGAAGACATTCATCGCTTCCATGCACCAGAAAGAAGAGTGTTTTATAGAGCCATCAGGGCGCTCGTATTTGAGCGAGAGAGAGATTATTCGTTCCACTACATAGACAAGGCATTTATGATGAAAAAAAAGCACCTTTTAGAGCGCCTAGAAGCGGATATGTATTTTATAGATAAAGATGGTATGAGTGACGATGATCTGGCATATCTATCTATCGTCTATGAAAAAGATAAAATGATCTTGTGCCTAGAGGCTAATGAGGTCAACGCCAGCGCCCTTTAAAAATTCTTCTCCAGTGGATACCCATCTATCGCCGCCCCTATAATAAACTCTCTTTATGCCGCTTTGAACGATCAATTTAGCACATATCAAGCATGGGGGCGCAGTTACCACAATAGAAGCACCAGCTAGGGCAATACCCTCGAAAACTGCATTTGATATCGCATTCATCTCGGCATGGATACAACCTATTTCAATGCGATCACCACTTTGAATTTGTAGCCTATCCCTATCGCAGCATAGACCACCACACAGAATTTTATCACTCTTACGCGCTTGACCATTGTAGCCAGTGCTTAACATCGTTTTTCTATCTTCTCTAAAAACAACAGCACCTACACGCGCCCTAGTGCATGGGCTTTGCTCTGATATGGTCATGGCGATATCAAGGTAAATCCTAGCACTCATGGCAAAAATCTTTCTTTTTGGGGCCAGCGCATTTGAGATCACGAGACAGAGCAAGAATCATTTTTGATCTTTTGCCACATTTGCCAGCCGTACCCACTGCATACCTACCAAGCGCATCACATACACTACTAGACCGATCTAGCCAGTATCTCAAGGCCAGAAGACCAGCTTGAATGTCCGTGCATTCTTTGCAGTCAATAAATATCCTCTTGACTTGCATAGCGCCAACAGCCCCAGCAGATGAAATCACCGACTTATCTAGCCTCGACTCATGATAGGCGATAGCGATAGCAAGATATGGATCAATATCCATCTTAATCGATTCACGCGCTATCTCAAGGCAAGTGTCAACTCTATGGGGCTGGGGGTAAACGGTAGCAAGAGACGCTAAATAAAAACACTGTGCTATAAAGTCACTCATCATCTTCAATATCCTCTTCATCTGGATCAATCGTATCATCAAGAAAATCATCATCGTAAACTTCTCGATATACTGACGCTACACACTGATCACAAAACTGATGCTCAAAACCCTGTAAATAGTCAAGACCAGCCAAGCGCTGACCGCATTTAATACATTTCATATCTATCTCCTTGTTTGGAGACTACTCTATCAATCTTCTATTTTGTCGTCTAGATATGATGATAGACGAGCGATAAGAGTGGGGAAATTCTCATGCACGCCCGATTCTTTTGATACCTCGACAATGCAGCCAGATAGATTAATGCCCAAAAATAGCCATATCGTATGAAATTCCGGAGTATGTCCGAAGCCTAGATCAGTGATCTTTTCATTCAAGGCGTGCTCAAGATCGCCAGCGCTATCGTAAGACTCCCATGATCTGATGATAGGCACGATCTCGCGCTCTAGTGTGGCGATCATATCTCTGATATTCATATAAACTCCTCTTTATTTAGCAATTTAATACTTTGGGGAAAATGCTGTTGCGCCAGTGTCTTGATAGCTACGGCGTAGTCTCTGATCTCTTTTTGCGCTGATTCATCAAGTCTTAGATCGATGAAGTGCATAATCGCTTGGAGCGATGCCGTCCATACTGCTTTAGAGTAGATACCTACTGGCAAGACGATTCTAGCTTGTTCTCTGCATACGCCCATGTCGATCAGCGCTTGATATGCCTTATATGCTGCTTCATAGCCATCATGTAAAATTTCGGTTGCTTTATCTTGATCTGCTAAAGGCAAAATGCCAGTGCCAGCCTGTTTATTTTTTGCATCTTGTGATCTAAAAAGACCAGGATAAAAGACCTCTGGCTCTTCAAATTGAGTATAGCGATAGCTGATCTCATTCCATGAACAGCCGATTTGATGTTTCATCCACTGACGCAATACAAAAATAGGCGCTTTAATCTCAAAGCGAATCGATGCATGACGAAAAGGGCTTGTGTGTTCATGATCCCATAGATATTTAAGCAGGCGTTCATCTTTGTCGCCCCATTCGTTAGAGTGCTTATTGTAGCTCACACGAGCAGTATTGACCACTGTTAAATCATCGCCGAAAACTCCACCATCTGGAATAGATACATACCCGGTTAAACCGACATGAATTTTATGCATTTTTGACCTTTACTTTTTAAATAGAATGTTCTAGAATGTGTTTGTTGTTTATAGCATAGAACAACGATGAAATCAATTTATTTCAATGGATAAAAAAATGACAAAACCCAAAGATCAACGAGCCCTCAAGACGCTCAGAGGCTTAAATAAATTTGAGTTTTTATCTCAAAATAGAGATTTGATTAACGGTCTCTTAAAGTCATGTGTAAATGGCATCCTATCAAGCGCTCAAGTAGGGCAGATTATTTATTGTATGCGACTTGCATATCAAGACCAACGCAGCTTTATGAACGGATCAAAAGAAAATGGCACATGGCGCACAGGTTGCGGATTAAGACAATTTTTTTTAGATAGCGCTGTAACGGAGATGAAAAGAGACGGCTCGTATAACAGGGATAGAGTTTTTTCTCGGATAGCAAGCCTTGAGCAAAGTGGAATCGATTTAAGACTGTTGTTTGAGGTATATCCAAGAATCGCAAACTTAAATTTTTCTATTGATCAAGATGGTCAAGTTGCTATTGATAGCGCTCCGATTCTTCGCACATATAAAAGCGATGATGTTGATCTGCTTTCTTTCATTGATGCTGATGATGCCCCAGATGTTGAGACAGAAGTGCTTGACACACTAGAGACTTTAAATACCGATGATCTTAGCCGTTTAGGCAAGGCATTCGATGATATTGCTCAAGTCTTCTCAAAATTTAGAGAGCTGGGTAATAAAGAAAAATTTATCGACTTTCTAAGGGCTGTAAAATGAATGAGGTAAATATCAAAGATTTAATTATGCTTATCGCAATGGCGATTTTAACAATAGTTTCACTCAAGGACAGATAATAAAATGGTAAATTCAATGACCTTAGCCGGTAGAGCTGGCAAAGACTTCGCATTCAAGACAATAGGCACTACCCTAAACAAAGCGGTAGGAAGTATCGCCTATCAAGCTAAGAAAAGTGATCCAGTGACTTGGTTTACAGTCGAGATCATATCTTTTGGCACTGATCCCACAGCGCAAAAGGCGGCCGCATCTATCAAGAAAGGCGATCTCGTTCTCGTTCAAGGTCGTATGATTTGCAATGCTTTTGAGGACAAAACTTACTGGAAACTCGAAGCAAATAAATTTGATCTTCTAGCGAGGGACGATGAGCAAAAAAATTAAGCGCGCCAGCCATACAGTCTATTTGCCTACCGCCATGATGCTAAAGGTAGGCGAGATCGCCAGCGCCCTAAATGTGACTTCTAGCGTGGTGATTGAAAAGAGCTTAGTGGCTGTTATCGATAATCCAGCGTCCGAGGCTATCGAGTATCTAAAGGAGATCGAGCCAGATAGTGCTATCGAGCGCATCAGTCGGAGAATTTATAACAAGTCATGAGCAAGATCGACAAGCTAAAGAAACTCAAGAAGCAAGGCGAAATTTTAGAGGTAGTACAAGCAAAAACTGAACAAGCTATCTCTCAAGGTCTATCCGGCGTTGAGCTTAGAAAAGAGCAAGTGCTTAGTCTTATTGCTGAGGGCAATCGAGAGGGTCAAGCTGCTACGATTGTCGGTCTCAATATTGATACAATCTCACGCTGGAAGAGAGAAGATTCAAAATTCGCTATTGAGGTAGAACAAGCAAAGCTGGCATGGCGCTCTCGCCTAGTGCGTACCGTGATCATAGCAGCCGAGACCGATTGGAAGGCCGCTAAATTCCTACTTGAGACCCAGTTTAGAGATGAATTCGGACAACAACAAAAGCTAGAAATTGAACAAATTGAAAAACCTAAGTCAATCGTGATTGACATGATTGACCAGATACGAGGAACAGAAATTGAAACTCAAAAAGAAACTGCAAGCCCCACCACCTCCCAGCCCTTGGATCATCAAGATGAATGATGGCGATCATGTCGATATGGCGGATGATGCCTTTATGGCACTACTCAAAAATATGATCAAGAAGACTTTTGAGGCTGCGTATGCTGATGATTATTTTACGGCTTTTTATGAGCTAGTCTATAGATACATGATCGCTAAAGAGACGCAATTTGAGAACAAAGACAGATTTTTTTCATACTTAAAGCGCCTCACACAGATTCATTTTTATCATCAGGTTTACAATGGGCATCGACGGGATAAGCGCATACTTACCGAAAGCCACATGTTTAACAGTACCATCAATAAGCATATACAATCTGGGGCAACAGGTAGATTTGATAATAGAAATTTAGAGTTTTATAGCCAGCCCATTTTCTCAGATGGGGGCAATGCTGAGAAAAACTTTGCCATTGCCAGCGATCTGGCCATGATGCTATCTCGACTATCAGATGACGATAAGCAGTTAATTGATTTAGTATCGCAAGACCTAAAACATAGGGATATTGCCAAGCTCATGGGCTGGAAAGATAACACGACTTTTACGCGGATCATGCGCCTAAAGCACAAGCTAAAAGAGATATGGATCGAGGCGTATGCTTAAACTCAACGATTTACAAAAAGAGCTAGTGTCTCGCTTGCTATTATCAAATGAAAACTTCATCGCCGTTCGTGCTGGCTGGGGTAGTGGCAAGACAAGCGCCTTAGTTTTTGCCCTTGCTCTATGGGCTGATGCACATCCGAATAAATCGAGCCTACTCATCACCGACACGGCTGGTCGTTATAGGCAAGTGCTAGCGCCAGAGATTCAAAAGTGGCTAGGCGCTGAGGGATGGACATATCACGCGCTTGAGGGCAAATGGACAGCGCCTAATGGGCATACAGTATGGACAAGATCGTATTTTCGCCCTGGTACCCAAGACGCATCGCAAAACTCTTTGGAAGGTCTAAACATCACATCGGGGCTTGCCGTCATTGATGAGTGCCAGATGCTGACCGAAGAGGTTGCATTCAAGGCGCTAGGTCGTTTGAGAAGTGGGCCAACGCCTAAGCTTATCATGGTAGGCTTGCCGGTATGGGGCGCGTGGTGGGTAGAGATGGCAGAAAAAGCAAATTGCCGACCTATCTTTTTTAGCAGTCATGTCAATGCAAATAATTTATCTGCTGACTGGTTCGAGGCTACTAAAAATTTACCAGAAGACGAGCGCCTTGCCATGATCGAAAATCAACCTAAGCCACGGGCTGGCATGATATATAATGAATGGACACAAGCACACATTATCGACGGCTGGCAATATAAGCCAGAGTATAGCGGGCGAATTGTCGTTGACTTCGGATTTAGAAAGCCCAGCGTTCTCTTTATCGTGCATGATCCACATCTCAAGGCTGATGTGATATGCGGTGAGATCAATCCCCAAGAAATAAAACTAAGTGAGCTAGCTAGGCTTATACTCCTCAAGGCTTGCCCTCGTAGTCTAGCTAGCTCATACCCTAATCGCATTTTACTTGACGGCGCTAGTGGTGATAAGGCTGGTAGCAATCGCAATGACCATACCGCTCAATCGTCGTTCAAGGCGTTATCTTTACCACCAGAGCAAGAGGGCATAGGCATGACTTTTAGATGGGCTACCGATCCCATTCGTACCGATATCATGAATGGAATTAACCGCGTTAAGCGCCTCATGCACTCAAAGCAAATCTTATGCACTCGTGAGGTCTGGGATGCTGGCGATAGGGCAACAGGCAACTCTTTTAAAAAAGCAATCTTGTCTTACTCATGGGATCAAAAAGAACAGCCGAAAAAAGACGGGCATGAAGACCCGCTCGATGCGCTTAGATACGATGTCATTAATTGGAGATGGTCAGATTCAACAGTCGGCGTCAAGCTTCCTATCGAGGATAGATCGCATATTGTTGAAGAGAAACTAAAACAAAGAAATCTTATAAATGCCAGCATGAGGAGATTTTAAATGGATCGATTACTTTACCTTGAAAGTCTTATTGAAAAAGGGCAAACGCTAGATGACGCGACTCTTATGGAGTACGGGCTAAAGAAAAAACCTAAAGAGCCTAAAGAGCCTAAAGCACCTAAAGAGCCTAGAGAACGCAAGCGGGCTGGTGGCAAAAAGCCCATACGATTCGATTACAAGCTTGTCGATCATACTATGCCAGTACATCAAATCGCTAAGGTCATGGGCTGTAATCCAGAGACGGCAAGGCAACTGCGATACAAAAAGCTGATCGATCTAGGGCTGGTCATGGATATCAGCAAGCACGGGCGTTATCGAGTAGCGCCAAGAGTGAAAACATCACAAGAAACAATCAATAAAATCATCGAGATGTACGAGGCGGGCTGTATTTTGAGAGTCATAGGCGAAGCCGTCTCTCTCAATCCCGCGTCAGTGCACTGGCACATTTCTAGATACAGAGCAAAGAAGAGGAGAGAAAACGATGACACTACACAGCGTTAAGCTTTTAAGGGATATTATTATGGCATTGCTTAAAGAAGATGATCCCATTAAGAAAAAGCTTTTAGCCGTTATCGATGAGATCGAAGTCGATCTATTGACAGAGGATTGAGATGTTTCAAGATAGACCATTGATCGCCTCAGTGTCTGGGGGTAAAGATTCAACCGCTGTTATACTTTATCTTAGAGAAAAGGGCATGAATTTCACGCCCGTCTTTTGTGATACAGGCTGGGAACATCCAATCACATACGACTATTTAAACTATCTAGAGAAAGCGCTCGATGTCGATATTGTACGAGTGCGAAACGAGAAATATTTTGATGTAGATGAGGGTGGCTATGTTCGCATGGTGAAAAAAGATCGATTCTTCCCATCACAGCAAACGCGCACTTGTACGCTAAGACTCAAGGTAAAGCCCATTCAAGATTATCTAGACGACCTTAGAGAGCGCACTAAACTAAAGCCAGTTAATGCCGTGGGTATACGAAAAGAGGAAAGCAAGGCAAGATCGGCGCTAGAGGAAATTGAAGACAAAGACGAAGCCACCATCTGGCGCCCTTTGATCGACTGGTCGTTTGATCAAGTAGTCGATATTCACAAGAGACATAACATCAAACCTAATCCACTATATACTCAAGGTTTCTCTAGAGTCGGCTGCTTCCCTTGCATTTTTGCTAGAAAAGGCGAGATCAAGATGGCTTTTGAGAGATACCCAGAGCGCTTTGATGTGATAAGAGGTCTTGAAAAACATATGCAAGAGTTAACGGGCGTTAATGATAAATATACTTTTTTCAATAGAGGAAAAATTGATGATGTCATTGACTGGGCCAAGAGCGATCAGCTTGATCTTTTTAGTGAGGAGTACTTGAGCGGTTGCTTGACTTGGGGGCTTTGTGATAGCGGGGGCAATAAGTAGCTATTGCAAATTCTTGACATGGCGTTCAAGGCGTTCAATGCGATCTTTGATATCACCATCGCCGACCATGATTTTAACTTGATCTCTCTCGAATTGTTTAAATTCACTTTCAATCGCATCTAGTCTTTTAAGCAAGTCTTTTCTCTCGATATCGCAAGCGATAGCATGATCTTGAGATTCTTGGTCTTTCTTTTTTTTGTCTTTGTAAAAGACCAGTGCAATCAAGATCGCTATCGCCAAAGGTAAATTATTACCAGTTACCTTAAGCAGCTCTTGCAACTGATTGATCTCTGGTGGTAGCGCTGGGGATTCGATAGCCGTGTGAGTCACTGGCGCTTGTGATGTGATAGACGGATATGTGATGAGCATATCTAAATTTAAGGGTAAAGACATATCTATTTCTTTCTCTTGTGGTATATGGACGGGCTCTATTTTAGCTTGTTTTTTGGGTAGCTTTTCAATTTTTTCATCTATTGTATTGAGCACTAGATACGATCCCTCTAAAAATTCACAGTCTTGAGGATCATACGATTTACCTTCGTACCAGACACGCCCACCACTCAAGATATAAAATTGCTTTTTGATTATGCACATGAAATAAACGCCCTTTGCTTTGTGTTAGATTGATGCGTTCTTGTCGTATCCTTGATTGAGATGATTTCTAGCGATCTTAACGCACACATTGAGTACAAGCCGGCTCTCTTTATCCTTGCAGTTTCTAGGGCTGGCTTCTCTAAATCTTCATTTATTTGCTTTTTATTTGATTTTCTCTAAATATGCTATCTACAATAATGTTTAATTGCGTATCAAAATGTTTCAAAAGGTAAAATATGTATCCAGCTATGACGCTAAAGACTAAAGGGGAAGAGACTCAATATGTTGATGCTCAACCTATTTACAAAACTTACGGCATACCCGGGACAAATCTTTTATCTGGGTATGTGAGCGGTAAAGAACAGAATCCACAATTAACAGGGCGCAACTGGGTAATCACTGCTGAGGATATGCTCGCTACTGATCCCATTGTCAAAAGATCGTGGGCGGTAGTAAAGCAGACCTTATTATCTGCTAAATGGATTTTCAAAGCTGGTGATGATAGCGATGTAGCCGAGGAGCTGGCACGATTCGCAAATGAGGCATACGGCTTTGATGGGTATAGTGGCATGATGGATATTTCATGGGAAGAACAACTAGGATATCTATTGGAATTTATCCCTCAAGGCTGGCGATATGCTGAGGAGATTTATTGCGTTGAAAAAGACTCTATCGGGCAAGAAAAAGTATTTTTAAAAAGGTACGCAGATCGTGAGCCATCATCTCATCAAAGATGGCTATCTGCTGATGGTCGCAATTTAGATGGCGTCGTGCAAAATATGGTAGGGGGCGTACAGCCTCAACCTATCCCAGCATCAAAAATATTGTTATTGACTTTAAATAAAACCGGATCAAATTTTGAGGGCATCGGCTTATTGCGCCCATGCTGGTGGTGGTGGTCTCAAAAGCAAAGAACAGCAAATTTATTATCTGTTGGCGTTGAGCGCTGGGCTATCCCTACGCCCGTTGTGGCTGTTGATAGAGAGGTCGCTGAACGATCCGGCTTCACTGATGGGCAACTTAGCGAGATGATCAATGAAGCAGTACGACAAGCACAATCTTATATTGCCCAAGAACAATCTTATTTAGTGGAAAATACGGCGGTAAAGTTTAGCGCTTTTGGTAGTCAAGCTGGCTTCAATCCAGATGGCGCGCTTAAAGTCATTCAAGAGTGCGACAATCAGATTTCTCAAGCTTTCATGGCTCAATTTTTGAATCTAGGTATTTCGGACACTGGCGCTAGGTCGGTCGGTGAAGTGCATTTGTCTGTATTTAGAAGAGCTTGCATAAACTTTCTCGATCTAGTCGCATCTGCTATATCTGGGCAAGACCGCGCTGGTGGTGGTACAATAGGGCGTTTAATCAATTTCAATTATGGCAAGATCGAATCTAGCAAATTGCCTCGTCTAGTGCATACAGGTCTAGACAATGACGAGCTTACAGACGCCTTAAACTCTTTGCCAGCCCTAGTATCAAGTCAACTGCTTACCCCAGACGACAATCTAGAGCGCGCGATAAGACAAAGAATAGGTGCGGGCGAATTACCCATTGAAGCGGTGCGCACTAGCCAAGATAGACAAGTGGCACAAAACCCATCTCTTGCTATGGCAGAGCGCTTAAGGAGTCTTAGAGATGAGTAAATTTGAAAAACAAGTGATCAATCAACAACTCAAAAACTCGACCGAGTTAATGAATTTGGCGATTCCAGATAAATATAGCCATATCGATTTTACCCCACCTAAAGGCGCTCAAGAAGCTGCTAAACGCGCTTTAGATAATCGGACAAAAAAGCCATCATCTCAAAGGGGTATGACTCCCATAGGCATCGCAAGAGCAAGAGATTTAATCAATGCAAAACAGCTCTCACCAGATACCGTACGCCGTATGCTTGCTTATTTTACCCGCCATGAAGTCGATAAGCAAGGCTCAACATGGGCGGTATATGGCAAGGGAAGACAGGCATGGGATGGCTGGGGCGGTGATGCTGGCTATACATGGGCTAAAAAAGTGGTAGGACAAATGGATAAAGCAGACCAAGAATATAAGGCCTTGAGCGAATTGAGACCAGTAGCCAGCCTTATCAAAGGCAAACCTTTTTTAACACTGGCTTTAGGCGATGTAAACTCTCGCATGAATGGCAATAAAATAAGCACTATCACACTAAAAGACCTAGAGGAAATCGTAAGAGTATTTTATGAGCGAAAAAATAATGATCATGTTATTATTGATTGGAATCATGCTTCTTCGCCTTATGCCTCTAGCCTTTCTAGCCCTGATGTGTCTATGGCTCTGGGGCAAATAGCTGACCTTGAAATCAAGGACGATGGGCTTTATGCCTATCCCCTTTATACAGCCAAGGGCGCTCAAATCGTTGAGGAGTCTGAGGGTAATCTATGGTCTAGCCCTGAATTTATTATAGGCCCCGTCTATGCTAGAGATGGTGGGAATAAAATAGGTGATGCCCAACTTTTAGCCGTTACCTTGACTCCTAGACCAGCACAATCACAATCAAAAATAGATCGTATTCTTTTAACGGAGAAACTTATGGATCAAACAGAATTACAGGGCAAAAGCCCCGATGAGCTTATTGCCATGCTTTTAGAAAAAGACGCACTCGTCAAACAACTAGAGGCGAAACTATCAGCGCTAGAATCTGAGATGGAATCAAGCGTGAGCGAAGAAGATGCTGTGCTCGTTGCTGATGGTGAAAAGAAGGACGGCTATGCTGCTATGAGCGAAGCTAGCGTGAAACTCATGAATGAGATGTCAAGCAAAATCACCGCTCTCAATGAACAAGTAGGCAAGCTTCAAGCTGAAAAGCACGGCGCTGAACGCAAGAACGCTATCGATGCCCTCTTAAACACTGGCAAGATCGCGCCAAGCGAGAAAGCGGTAGCTGAGGAAGCTTACGACCTCAAAGATAAAAGCCCATCTTTTTGGCGTATGTTCTCTGAGAGACAAGCAAATCAAGCCGTCAATCTATCTGAAGTCGGACACGCTGAAGCAAGCAAGCCTATCTCTTTGAGTGAACAAGTTAGATCAATTCAAAAAGAAAAGGGCATCACTTTTGCACAAGCGCTTGACCTCTTTAAAAATGAAAATCCACAAGCCTATAAAACCTATTTCGGAGTATAAAAAATGGCTTTCAACGAACAATCAATTTATAAATCATTCGTGGCATCTGCTAGCATCACTGCTTTTCAACTTGTTAAGCAAGACTCTGATGGCAAGGTTACCCCATGCACAGCCTCTACCGATGTACCTGTAGGCGTATCTCAACAAGCCGTCTCAAGTGGCGATGTCGTCAATGTTTGCATTTTAGGCTTAACAAGATGTATCGCTGGGGGCGCTATCACCGCCGGCACTCATTTCTTTGTTATGCCCGGTCTCGCTGGTAAAGTCTATGCTTATGACGGCTCTGGCGCAAGCACTCAAATCATTGCGGGGCGCTTCTTGGCTAATGATGTCAATGTAGCTGGCTCAAGCAACGAACAAATCGAAGTTTTATTTAGCCCATCTTTAGGAGTATAACATGGCAAATCCTAGCTATAGCAATATTCATCCAGTCAACGAAATTCTAAAAAATCTTGCCATTGAAGCGATCCCATCAGATGGTCAACTCATTGCAGATCAAGTGATTGAAAAGGTTGATGTGTCCTCTGTTGGCCCTACTGGTACTCTTCTCATCGAAGAAACTCGTAATTTTATGGGCGCGCCAGATGTGTCAGCAGAAAGAGCTCCCGGCGCTGGTCGTCAAACAATCGGCAATTTTGATCGCACTAGCACTACATACAGCGCTAAGATTTACTCTTTGTCTGATAGCATCGCTTTAGAAGATATCGCTTATTCTCAATATCCCGGTAATGAAGAAACAAGAAGCTTTAAAAAAGTGCAAAGAGCAATGCTTTTAGCCCGTGAATCACGCCTCGCAAATCTTTTGTTTAGTGCTGGTAATTGGGGATCATATACCGCCGATCTCGATGCGTTAGGCAATGGGTCAAAAGGCACTCAATGGAATAGCGCCGGCGCTGAACCTTTAACCGATCTTCACGCCCTTATCGATGTTATTCGTGCAAATGCCCATGGTATTTTGCCCGATACTCTCGTTCTCGGTTATGGCGCTTTGCGTGCTTTGTCTAGAGCTCCAGATGTCAGAGGATTTTTCACAGCTGGCTCAACCGCATCAGGTACAGCAGCAGGCAATCGCATCATGCAAGACAACATGGTGATCAGCGTTCTCAAAGAAGTTTTAGGCGTGCAAAATGTGTTTGTTGGCTCTGCTCGCAAAGAAACAGCAAACGCTGGCTTGACTTCAAGCGAAGCTCAAATCTGGACAGATGATAGCGTATTCATGGGCATCATGAAGGGTAGTGACGCAGTAAGCAATAAGAACGGTACTAAAGTCATGCCCGTAGCTGCTCTTAATTTTGAATATGCTGGCTTCTCAAGTGGTGCTTATGATGATCTCGCTATGACAAAGCGTACTGTATGGCTAGAACATACCCATCAAGACAAAGTTATCGCTCAAAATTATGGCTTTTTGCTCACTGACTGCCTTGCTTAGTGCTCTAGGATTCTTATGTTTTGTTTTCATTGTGGGCATCATCCTCATCATCATGTCTCCCTAGCTGAGAAAGATGCTGATCAAGAGGCTATCGATGATCTCAAAAAACAACTCGAATCCGAATCAAATCCAGATATGAAAGCCTTGATAAAATCAAGGTTGGATATCCTAAAAAAAGAGGTGAGTGTAGCTCAAGAATTTGAACAACAACTCACAAAATCGACAAAGAAATTACAAGACGCCATCGCCAGAATAATCAAAGAAGGACGCGGGCAAGTCTTATTAAATATGACGCCCGCCGAATTAAAAAACTTCTTGATCTCTGAGGGGCTTGGCGACTCGATAGCATACTTTGAGGCATCCCAGCTTGATATCGTTGAGATGACAAATAAGGCGATGAAAGCCATCGATCCTAATTTCGTCAGTGGTGATATAAATTTAATTTCTAGTACCATACAAAGGGCAAGCGCATCAGTTTTTGATGATAGCGTGATACCATCTCTAAGCAAATCGATTAAAGATGCGGTTAATACTGTTGCCATTATCGGATCGACTAAAGCGCCACTAGACGCCTTAGCACAATCTTTTCAAAGGGCAACAAGCGCAAATACAACACAAGCGCGATTGAAAATATCCGAATTCGGACGGTCTGTACAAGCGATAAACGCCGATCAAGCTGGCATAGATTTATTTATGTATGTAGGGCCTAAAGACGGGATTACGCGCCCTTTTTGTCGTAAACTCGTAGGCAAGGTATTAAGCAAGTCTCAAATCAATAAGCTTAATAATGGTCAAGGTGCTGGACCAGTGTTGACAAGTGGGGGCGGGTATAATTGCCGTCATTCATGGTCACCAGTAAGCAAAGGATTTATCAAAGTCATGGATTTAACGGTGGCAACAGATAGCGAAATAAAGGATTTAACATGATCAAAGCACAACAAAACAAAGACTATAATTTTATCTGGCAAGCCCCATCGGTTATCACTGGCACGCCATCGATCACCTTTCACCTTGAAAGCGGTGATATCACTAGCGCCATGACTCAAGGGCGGGCGTCACTAACAGCCACTGCTATTGCAAATGACAGAAGATCATTGACTTTATCAGCGTCCACGACTAGCCTCAAGCCCTATCAAAGTCAAGCGTTTTTGTTGACAGATAGCGATGACTACTTCGCGATAAGACCAGTGAGGATCGTAGGGGCTAGCTTGATCATGGGCGATCCACTGCCTAGAGATATCTCTTTTTCTAGTAGTGCATCAGTGCAATTTGCGTGCTGGTCATATCTTGCCAGCTCTAGCACTATCACAGCAGAAAAAGCAGATATCGCTTTTACTATTGAATACATCGAGAGTCTTGGTGGTCAATCAATCAATAAGGTTGATAAAGGTATTCTCAAGGTCGTGCCAAGACCATTTAATACGGGGCTAGATCATAATAAATTGTGCGCTCTGTTCCCTCATATCGCCGATTTAGCGCCTAGACGGGCAAATGGATTTGAAGATCAGATTGATGCTGCATTGAGTGAATTGTCTATGTATGTCAGAGATTTGATCGTTCCCGATGATGTGGATGAAGACGACATACACAACACACAAGATTTGCTACAAGCTCATGCTTATTTAACTCTTGCACGAATCCACGAATTAAATGGTAATATCGATCTAAGCGAGAAAATGCGTGCAAGAGGTATGCAACTTGCTGATCTTACAATGAGAACGATAAGTCTTGATATCAATAAGGACGGTATCGCTCAAGACGATGAATTAAACAAAAGAGTCAAAGGCTACGGCGTTGTAGGTGGCAATTTTGCAGATCGTATCGCTACCACATACGAGCAAACCTTTAGCCCTACCCGTGGCATGAGGCACTAGATGAAAGCCACAATTAAACTTAATTTGCCATCTATCCAGATGAGTCAACAGATGATGGCTCAAACTGGTCTAGATATGGTATCGCTCATCAAGGTGCGCATCTATAAAGGTCTTGACGCAAATGGTAAGCCTTTTAAGCCCTACTCGATCAAGCCTTTGTATGTCTCAAAAGGCTCTCCACTTGCCAGACGCCTAGCGCCTAAAGGTGGGATCAAGACTAAAAAAGGAATGTTCTTTGCTGGTGGCTATCGTGAATACAAAGATAAATCTCGTAAAAGAAGTAATGCGATTGAGGGGCAAACAGCCGAAGTCGATCTCACCTTATCGGGCATGATGATGCAAAACTTTACTGTTTTAAAATCATCCGATAAAGGTTTTACAATCGGGCTTTTGCCACCAGTGGAATCGTATGGCTACGCAGTCAATGCACAAAGACAATTCATCGGATTAACTGATGATGAAATAAGCAAATTGATTGAGATGATAAAAATTAACTTAATGGGGGAATCATGAGCAGAGGCATATCTCTATCTATCGATCATCTCATTGATCGTATCGAGGCGCTAACGCCTAAGACAGATTCATATCATGGGTATCTTTGCATAAGCGATGCGAGTGGGCGTAATCTCTCTCTAGAGTCTAGATCAAATCAAAATCGTATCTTTGATATTCGCTTTCAAAGTCTTGCTCAAGACGATGGGCAAGCGGGCATATCTGGACGCAAAAGAATAGATTTACTGCTTCGAGTTAGGTATGATATAGGCGGTGACTTAGCTCTCTTAGATCGCATGATCGCAGAGGATTCTAGCCAGCTGATCAATAGCCTTAAACAGCCCGATTATGACGCTGATAATACCGGCATCGTGTCTTTGATACCAGCGCAAGCGTCCTTATCCGAGATACAAAATGATCCCTCTCAAGTGGGCTACCTCTTATCTTTACCCTTTACCCTTTTATATATAGAGGAATAAAAAATGACAGTTACACATAGAAGTATATCAGTAGCGAGCGAGGCATCTTTTGGCTCAATCGACACAAGCACAGGCTTGCCATCTGCTAGCGGTTTAAGCTTTATCTCTTTACCTTGCGAGCGTGATCCTATCGTCATTTATGGCGATGTAGTAGTCAATGAACGCAACGAAGGACGCGACGGGCCTCATGGTTTACCACCAGAGCCAGACACCGTATGGAGTGGATCAAGCCGAGTACAAAGACGCACAGGGCAAGTACAAATCACTATCGATTTTACCACCGTTGGCGCTGATGCAAATACATACGCCGGCACTGGTCTAGGCAAGCTCTTAAACGCCGGTTTCTTAACTTCATTACCCTTATTCACATCAGCAGATACAGTCACCGGCGACGATGTGAATTTTTTCACTCCTACCACCACAAATACAAATTATAAGATCGGTGGTGTCGTATCATCTCTCATTGGTGGGCGTTGTGAATATGCTGGCGTGACAAGTAATAATCGTGGGGGCGCTGGTAAGATCGGCGTTAGCCCCGCATTTAGTGATGAGCCTACTACTATTTACCCTCTGCAAACTTGGTATGTACCTACATCAACATCAAGCGGGCAAGTCGTTGAATCTTTGTGCTTTAGAGTCGATGGCGTTGGATTTAGAACATATGCTTATGGATGTAAGCTGGCATCATTAAACATCTCTGTCACTAATGGGCGCTTGATGGGTCAATTTACTTTTCAAGCTGCATTGATTCAAGATGATCACGGTAATGCAAGCGGGCCAGTGGAGCCCGTTGTTTTAGGTGGTGCTACTCAACATTTTAGAAATTCCTATGTCGTTGTATCTAGCCCCGTCACCTACTCAAGATCAAATATCTCTGGCACTACCGGAGAAGAGCTAGATCGTATCGCTTTAGATGCTGAAGGTTTTACTTTCAATATCAGCAATACCCTAGCGCCTAAGGGCTTTAGTAATAACATTTTAGCCATGTCCGACATGGAAGTCGCCACCGTCGATCTTGAATGCACTATCACTTTATCATCAGTAAAATCAGATATCGCAGATGATTTTAAAGATCGCGTGATTCGTCAAGTGTTAATAGGCACAGGGCCAGTAGGCAACGGAAAAGGGATGGCGCTATTTATCCCAGCTGGCTATCTTACTGTCGATCCTAACAAGTACGATGTGTCTGGCGATATCGTCAAGCAAGTACTCACTTACAAACATTCTCGTTTTGGTGGTGATGTTGGCACTACACAGCCAGCTAATACCCCGATTCGTTTAGCACTAGGAATTTAAAAAATGCTCTCTTTTTCAACATCTTCACAGACTCAAATGGAAGTGGCGATCACTTGTGATCAAGCGCTTGATATGACTGATAACGATAAATTGATGTACCTTAGAGGACACAAAGATTTTTTGAAAATCAAAGATGGGCAAAGACCTACTTTATTCGTCATCAAGGCGTTATCACCATCTGAGAGAGAAGATGCTGAAATCAAGGCGGGCGCTTATACTAGATCAGAGCTGGGGCGTATGCTTTTCATTGAGCAGCCCTCTGACACAAAAGAGCGCGCGTACTGGCATGATGCCCTAGGTGATCAAGAGAGAAAAGCACTATCGGAATATAACGCATATTTAAATAGGGTATATCAAGAGATGATCAAGTGCTCAGTAATTGAGATCGTCGGTGTATCTGGCAAGCCGTGGGATTTGATACAATCGATCAAGCCCGATCATGTGCGAGTACAGACCATAAGCGAGTTAGTAGCGCATATATCAAATTTATCTCTTTTAGGTGATGAGGGAAAATAGCAATCGCATCTTCTATCTGGCTATCTCAAAATCAAGGGAGATCATGGGGATGCGAGCAATGTAAATCTAAGCCAGCACTTAGGGCAATGCGTGGGAATTGTGGGGGCGCTTTTAAAAAGGGCTTGCCATATTTAGATGAAGACGAGCATGGCTATTTTGTGCCAGCGTATAGGGTGGCGCCTAATTGCAGTGCCGAGTACGCTGATCTAAAAATAAGGTCTTGCCCTGTGGCTGGTGCTAATAAAGTGGCGCCTATAACGCAAGCCTATTTTAGGCATATCAACGGTCTTTTTGATTTAAAAAATGTATATCCTATGCCCTCTTGTGCTATCTTAGAGGCTATCGATATTTTACATCATCACTATCAAGAGCTCAAAAACAAAATCACTCAAGAGCAAATCGAGGAGGCGCAGAATGGCAGAAAATAAAGTCACGATTGATGTTGAGGTAAATGGCGCCCAGCAAGCTCAAGGGCAACTCAACAATGTGGCGCAGGCTACAAATGCAATAGATCAAAATGCTAAAAAGGCTAATAAGCAAACTACTCAACTAGGCGAAACTTTTTCATCAGTAGGCACAGAGGCACAGAGGGCAACAGGGGCGGCGTCGAGGGGCGTTTTGGCTGTTCAAGGTGGTCTAGGTGCTGCTAATGACTCGGCGGTGACTCTGGGTCGCGCGATGGTTACTTTGGCAGACAACGGCGGTCGCGGTATGATTGCGATCTTAGGTCCCATAGGTGCGGTAATAGCCACAATATACACACTATACGAGGGATATCAGCAACTATCAGGCGCTGCCATTGAATATGAAAAAATAGCCGCCGTTGCATCAGCTGTTGCATCTGATCTTACTTCTAAACTAGACGAGCTTGCTGACAAGGGGATACGATTAACAGATGCTGAATTGAGAAATATGATCAGCTCTATCGTGGGGGCAAGACAAGGTATTGAGTACATGAATGAGCAGCTCGCAGAAAGTAAAAAAGTTTTTGCAGATAGAATCATGGCAGAGCGGGAATTAAATATATTACTAGGGAATGAAAAAGAGATTTTAGATCGTAATATGTGGACAATCGAGAAGTATGGCAAAAAGGCTATGACGGTCGTAGAAATGCTTTTTGATTGGCGTACTCATCAAGAGAAAGTTATTGACGCATCAAGGGATTTTGCCGAGGCTATAAAGGAGGAGCAAAAATACATCGATGATCTTACTCAGTCATATAAGACAAAATATGAGATCAGTATCCAAGAGCAGCAAAGACAAATTAAATATACTACTACACATCAAGAAGCTATAGACCTGCTTAAAGCCGAGATTGATCGTGTAAAAGAGCTTAATATTCTTGCGCTTGAGGGATCAGATTTGGGGGATACAGAGAAAGCGATTGCTATTAAAAAAATTGAAATAGAGACATACGAAGAGTTATCGACATGGACAAGTAAAACTAAAGATCAGATTTATGATGAAGCACAGGCAAGAAAAAAGAACAATGATGAGACAGTCAATGGAATAAAATTAACCTTAGAGCAGATCAAAGCTAAGAAAGAGCTGGGCGAGCTTACAGAAGCCGAGGCTAAAAGATTGGAAGAACAGGCTCAAAAACAAGCCAAGGCGACAGATGACGAAAAGAAGAGATTGGATGCTGAAGCAAAAGCAAGGGCTAGCGCATTTAAAGCTAGACAGAGTCAATTAATAAACGAACAGTCTCAAATCAATGCTTTGAGAATCCAGCTTGAAAAGCAAGGCATTGACGAGCAACTTGCTTTAGCGGTCAATGCTTACACGACACAACTGGCGCTAAACAAGAATAATAAAAATCAGATCGTTATCGCGACTTTGCAATATCAAGAACAGATAAGCAATATCTCACAACAAGAAACAGCGCGACAACAAGCTGAACAGGCGTCTCTATTGCAAGCGCAAAATGAGAAGATTCGTATCCTGCAAGACGAGGCATATAAAGAGATAGCAATAGAGCAAGAAAAAGCTAAAGCTAAAAAAGATTTGCAAGATAAAATTGATCTGCTTGATATTCAACTTACGATGTCTGGTAATGCGCAACAACTGGCAATGCTTCAAAAGCAAATGGAAATGGAATTATCTATCGTTGAAAAGGGCAGTTTAGAGGCGATTGAGATTAAAAAGAGATATGCTTTGGAGGGTAAAAAACTTCAAGATGAATCCATTGCTCAACTCAAAGATTTTGCTGATGCCCAAGCGCAATCATTTAGCGCATCTGTGGCATCTGCGATCATGAATGGCGAGTCAATTCAAGCTACACTCAAAGCAAGTTTAAAGGGGCTAGCGACTGAGGCACTAGCACGATCTTTATATGAGGGCGCCGCTGGTTTAGCTAGTCTTGCCTTAGGGCCAGTCGGTGGCGTGCCAGCATCTCAACACTTCGCCGCATCTGCTGCTTTTGCGGGCGTTGCTACGGTGGCGGGGTTAGCTGGTGCTTCAATCCCATCAGCGACAACAGGGGGCGCTCAAGGTGGTGCGTCTCCTACTGGCATGGCACAATCGCCACAGATTCAAAGACCGGAAGCAAGCAAGCAGGAGCCTTTAGTATTCAATATGAATTTTAGTGGATCAACAATTTATGATACAAAAGAGAGCGCCAAGAGGGCAATGAGTGATGAAATTGTTAAGTACATAAACGAGCCTCGTAGGGGCGCGCCTAGATTGAGAGTAAATTGAGATGCCTAGTTTTGATACATCCCCGAATTTTATGCTAATGTCCGACTTTGATGCTAGAAATTTCACTAGCACTTTATATACAAGAGCTGGCTCAAATGTGGCTTTAAATGCTAATGGGCGAGTCGTTTTTGATGATCCTGTCTATTTTTTAAATGGGCGTGGGCAAGCTTCAAATAGGTCTCTAAAATATTATCT